GTTTAACCTTTCTTTTAATTACTAACTCGATCCAAATTGCTTTGCATGTCTTATAGAATTTCTGTGAACATCCGGTTGATGCCATAGCTAATCCCATTGCTGATGCTGCTAATCTTGTCCAGTCTTGTGCTTTTTCTGGGAAGTAAAGATGACGAAGTAAATCTTCATCTGTACGATATGGTAACCCATAGATATTAAAATAACCAAGAACTGTAAGTCCGTTCAGTTTATCTAATATTTGTGATTTTTTAACGTTCATTTTTGCGTTAAAGTAAAAATGTGCTGTGTTTGACAACATAGTTAGAAAATCTGGTCCATAGATAACATACACTTGTTCATAAAATGTAACAAGCGAGTCATCGCCCTGTATTCTTATCCAAAATTGCTCTGATAAAATATTGATTCCCATTGCTGATAAGCAAGTTAAAATCATTATCATGTTTGCAAACGAATCCATAAGTTGTGTCTGTTGATAACCAGACCCAAATCCATTGTATGACCATTGATATATATCACCATTCGGTAATAATATTGGATTAAATTTGATGCTGTAACACATCCATTTCCAAAGTTTTTCAATCGTCCCAACGTCTTTTGGTTTCGCGTGTGGATAAAATGAGGTAGGTGTATAGGAATTAAAATCAAAATATGATCTCCATATATCATGAACTTCATCAATTATTTCAAACAATAAACGTTTGTCAAATTGTGACCAATCAATACTTAGATAAGTATTTGGTGTGCCATGCTGTAAGATTTCATTGTATAATTTTATCCATCCTCCTTTCATTATTTCTCTTCCCCATAACATTCTACCAAGTCCTTCATTTAAATATAAGGCTTGTAATACCCAAATGAACATGTTTTCAATCATTAATAACAGTTTTGGTGCGCCAAACACTGCTCTAATCTTGTCAGGTTCATCACTTGCGACCACATGTGATCGTGCGTGTAAAGTATTCCAGTAGTATGTTTTAGGTTCTCCTAATCTTGTCCAAAAACGTGAAAATCCATATTTTATTTGATGGACTAGCGTTCTATTATAGACAAATAATTCATTGTATAAGTTATGAAAATTAGGTGTATCGTCACGAATTTCTCCGATCTCTTGTTTATATCTTAACCAAGAACGAACATCCCAATATTTTGAGACTACTCGTTTTAAATGTTTCCAAACATTATCCTTCCAATCGTAACCACTTTCAAATGGTACAAATAAGAATGATGGAAGGTTCCAGGGTGCCTCAGCACTTGGAACTAAATTCCAGGGGTAATACCTTAAATCAGGAAAACTGATTGGGTGGACTTTACTATGTGGCTTAAAATTATCTCTCGTAATTTTTACCGCTAAATAATAGTGCTCATCCTTTGGTATTAACCATTTTGGCTGCTCAGTTGAAAAAAAATCTTCAATAAGTGCCTTGTCACTGAAATCCGATCTTCGGTTCGTTAGAACTTGATTGATCTCTTCTTTTGAGTAATTCATAGAGATAGCTTGGATTACAATCCGATTTCTATCATTTATGACTTCTTGTGGAAGTGTGAACTCAAAACGTGTTGGTAAAACATTTTTTGCTAAAGTAAACAAAAAAAGTAAAT